CCACCCGGCTCAGGAGTACCTGGACGTGCGGGACGGCGAGCACATTCTCGCGTACATGGAGCTCTACGGTCCGTTCGACTACATCGTCTACACGGCCGGTGTGAACCAGCTCAAGTGGGTGTCGGAGGTCAGGGCCCGGGACCTGCAGGCGACCTACTCGGTCAACCTGTTCGGCTTCATCCTGGTGTGCGGCGCGCAGGCCGAAGCGTTCCCCGGTCACGAGACGCGGGCCATCACGGTCGTGTCGGACAGCTCCCACACGCCCATGCGCGGCTCCATCGCGTACTGCTCGTCCAAGGCCGCGCTCGTCATGGCGATCAAGTGCCTGGCCCGCGAGCTCGCGCCCACCTGGTCCGTCAACGGCATCTCCCCCGGCATCATCGAGGACACGCCGATGACGAACTACATCGACTCGACCGTGCCTGGGTTCCGTGGCTGGGACCCGAGCAAGGCCAAGGCGTACGAAGCGTCCATGATCCCCATGGGGCGTCGCGCCACCAAGGAGGAGGTCAGCCACCTCCTCATGGACGCCCTCAAGGCACCGGCTTACATGTCGGGCAACATCACCGAGCTCACCGGAGGTAAGTAACACATGCTGGAGCAGAAGGCGACGATCGGCAAGCTGGAGTACCAGTTCCACCAGGTCGCGATGTACTATCCGACCTTCGAGCAGGCCATCAAGGCCATGTCGATGTGGGTCGGGATGGGCCACGAGTTCGCCGAGGACGCGGCCACGCTCCGCGGAGCAACCAAGACCGGCGTCGACGCGGACGGTTGGGCCGAGTGGAAGAAGTCCGTCACTCAGGCGCACATGTTCTTCAACTACACCATCATGCCGATGGAGTTCGAGGTCCTGCACTACTCGGCGGGAGACCACCGGTACACGCAGCCCGGCTTCGGCGGCGATCCGTTCCTGTCGCACTTCTCGGTCTACACCGAGAACCTGGAGCGGGAGGCCGGTGAGCTCGCGGGCGTCCTGGGCTTCGGTCCGTACTACAAGTTCACGACCGAGGGCCACACCAACCCGCGAGTCAAGGGCAAGAAGCGGTTCACGGAGACGATCTTCGACACCCGCTCCCTGATCGGCGCGGATCTGAAGTTCATCCAGAAGGTGGCCTGGGACTACCAGGGCTAGGTCGGCAGCAGAACGCGGGGAGCCTCGGACAGCCGGGGCTCCCCGCTCGCACGATAGGGAGCAGGATGTCGTCGAACATATCGTCGCTTCGGAGATCAGATGTAACCTGGATTCTCGAAGAGATCATGAAGGCAGACAGCGAGATCGCAGCCGGCAACAAGGACCGATACATGTCCGGTCGAGCCGTGGCGCTGAAGGCATGCGCAAGCCACTTCATGAGCGTCAGTCGAAGCGATCTCGATCGCTATATGAAATGGCTCGTCCCGGAGGTAGAATCCGGAAAGCGCATCGGCGCTCTGCCTGAACCGCTCGCATGGGTAAGAGGTAATCCTGCATGAAGTACGTGTCCCTTCATCACCACACGACGTATTCGTATGCCGATGGATTCGGGTCGCCCGACGCGCACTTCAAGCGCGCTGCGGACCTGGGGATGTCGGCCATGGCCGTCACCGAGCACGGCAACGTCTCGTCGCAGGTCAAGGCGTCGCTCGCGGGTGAGAAGTACGGGCTCAAGCCGATCTACGGTCTGGAGGCGTACACCGCTCCGATCGATATGCGCGAGACCAAGAACACCCGCAAGTGGCATCTGACCCTGCTGGCGATGAACGAAGAGGGGCACTTCAACCTCAACCAGATCGTCTCCAGGTCATGGGCCGAGGGGTTCTATCGATGGCCGACGGTCACGGGCAACATCCTGAAGGATCACCACCAGGGGCTCATCGTGCTCTCTGGCTGCGCAGACTCGATGCTGGCATGCAACCTTCTCGGAGGCAAGGGAATCGAGACGGGCGACGAGCGCCGAGCCCGCAAGGTGATCGAGAACTTCAAGCGGCTGCTCGGAGATCGGTACTACCTGGAGACGCAGCAGTTCCCGGAGCTGGGCAGGACCAAGCAACTCAACGAGTGGTACGAGCAGATGTCGAAGCGCTATGGCATCCCGCTCGTCGCCACGTCGGACTGCCACTACCCCATGCCCGAAGACAACGGGATGCAGAGGATCCTTCACGCGGCCAACCGGGGGCTCGGCACGGTTGCGGCGGCGGACGCGGGCTGGGAGTACGACATCCGCCTGACGCTCCCCACGTCGGACAAGATGATCTACGAGCGCCTGCGAGCGACCGGCCTGAGTAAGTCCGGGGCCGAGCAGGCCATCGCCTCTACGGCCGAAATCGCGGCTCGGTGTAACGTGGAGATCCCGAAGATGGATCGGGTTCGATACCCCATCGAGCAGGAGGCCAACTTCAGAGAGGGCATGTCGCATCTGGACATGTTCAAGCAGTGGCTCAACGACGGCTGGAAGTATCGCAAGCTGGACAAGCTCCGTGGCAAGGAGAAGCAGCGCTACATGGAGCGCGTCCGGTACGAGATGGACCTTATGGCGTCGAAGGACTTCATCGATTACTTCCTGATGCTGTCCGATGCGGTTCGCCACACCAAGGATGCCGGCATCCCCGTCGGACCGGCTCGTGGCTCGGCCGCAGCATCTCTCGTCTGCTACATCCTCCGCATCACGGAGATCGACCCGCTTCGATATCCCATGATGATGTTCGAGCGGTTCATCGACCCCAACCGGCACGACCTCCCAGACGTCGACCTCGACTTCGCGGACGAGCAGCGGGACTACGTTCGCCAGCACATGATCATGCGCTATGGCGAGAACCGTGTTGGCAACATCGGGACCTACACCCGCTATCGCGGGAAGAACTCCCTGGACGACGTCGCTCGGGTGTACGAGATCCCGAAGTTCGAGATCGACCGCGCCAAGGAGTTCTTGGTCGAGCGATCCGGAGGAGACAGCCGGTTCGATGCGTCGCTTGAGGACACCGTGGCGCAGTTCCCCGTCGTCAAGGAGGTGTTCGACAAGTATCCCGAGCTGTACACGTCGATCGAGCTGGAGGGCAACCTCAAGGGCTTCGGCGTTCACGCGGCCGGTGTGGTTGTGGGGGCCGACGACCTCAACAGGTATTGCGCTCTGTATACCCGGCACGATGTCGGCGTCGAGAAGAAGACGCTCTCGGTGTTGTCGCTCGACAAGTACGACGGCGAACACCTTGGCGTGCTGAAGCTGGACGCTCTCGGGCTCACCACGATGGGCATGATCAAGATCGCCCTCGACCTTATCGACATGCCGCTCGAAGAGCTGTACGAGATTCCGATGGACGACCCGAAGACGCTCGCCGCGTTCAAGAAGGCGGACGTGATCGGCATCTTCCAGTTCGAGGGCAGGACCACTCGGATGGTCTGCCAGGAGGTGGCTCCGGAGAACTTCATGGAGCTCGCAGACATCAACGCGCTCAGCCGCCCCGGTCCGCTTCACTCCGGACAGACCGGAGACTACATCGCCATCAAGCACGGCCGAGGCAAGATCGAGCATCTGCACCCGTTCATCTCCAAGCTCACGGAGACCACGCACGGCCAGATCATCTATCAGGAGCAGATCCTGGCCATCTGTCGAGAGATCGGCAAGTTCCCGTGGCTTCACGCGGCCACGATCCGCAAGGTCATCGCTCAGAAGAAGGGCGAGGCTGCATTCAACGTCCTGTACGAGGACTTCATGAAGGGAGCGACCGGACAGGGAATCGATGAGCGCACGGCCGACATGATCTGGAAGAAGATGGTTACGGCTGGTGCGTACGCATTCAACATCGCGCACTGCATCTCGTACGCCATGCTGGCCTTCTGGTGCATGTGGCTGAAGGTGCACCATCCGATCGCGTTCTACGCAGCACAGCTCCGCAAGACGCCCGTGGATCCGAAGAAGATGAAGCACATCGCAGTGATGCGCGACATGTCGGATGCACGTTACGGGCGGGACTTCAAGGTGTATCCGCCGGACCTCAACACGAGCTCCGAGACCTGGGAGCGACACCCGAACGGCGACGGCGTCCAGGCCGGGTTCCTCCAGATCAAGGGCATCGGCGGGAGCTACGCCAAGGCGATCACTGACGCCCGCGAAGAGATGGGAGGCTTCGAGAGTTGGGGCGACCTCATCAAGGTGCGGGGCATCGGGGCGGCCAAGATGGAGATGATCACGGCCTTCTGCCAGAAGGAAGATCCATTCGATCTCGGGAAACTTAAGAACGGATCTGCGGCGATCGTAAAGGCCATTCGACGTGGCCAGTTGGGGAGCTTGCCCCTCCCCGATACGCTGGCGGATGACATCCCGTACGACGCAAAGCGTTCTCGACACGCTATACTCGGAACCGTCCGAGCTCGAAACCTCCAGGACATGTTCGAGAATCACAGGTCGCGGACCGGTGAGGAGCTCGATCCGAAGGAGGTTAAGGACCCGCATCTCAAGGACAGCATGACGCTGTACATGGAGGACGAGTCCGGCCTGATGACTGTCAAGGTCAACAGGTGGTTGTACCCCAAGCTGAAGGACGCGCTCTGGGACATCAAGCTGGGCCACGACTTCGTGCTCATGCGGGTGGAGAAGAAAGCGTTCTACGGCAAGACCGTCCACTGCAATCAGATGTGGGTCATCGACCCCGAAGACGACTAGGAAGGAGCGCCACCATGGGGCTCAAGGATCGGATCGTGCAGACCACGGCGAGCAACCTCATGTTGGCGCTCTCGTTCGGAGGCGGCTCCTGGCTGATGCTCAAGGCGATGCCTTGGCTGATCAGCTCGGGCGTGCTCCCTGTCCACGTGGTGATGAAGTGACGAACACGATGCGCCGGATCCGCTCGTACCAGCGAGCGACCCGGCGTCGTAAGAGCAACCAGATGTTCCAGGGCAAGATGCTCGTGCATCTCGTCCAGTCCAAGACCGCCAACACTCGCAAGTCTCTGAAGGAGCAGAACCGATGAGCCAGATCGCGACCGTCGAGCTGATCTACGTGGCCAAGAGCGGACGGCAGTACCGAGCGCAGCACAAGCAGGTGCACCTCGGCTGGGAGCTGGAGGACCTGGAGCAGCAGGCCAAGTCGGCCATCTCGCTGCGGGACTACGCCATCGAGTTCGTCAACGACCGGGGCCACAAGCAGTACATCATGCCCACGGACCTGGAGACGGTGATCGTCAACGTCGTCGCCGTCACGGAGGAGCGCTGGGAGGAGCCCGCGTACGAGGAGCTGCAGCAGAAGTGGAATCAGCAGCTCAAGCCGTACGGCGAGCCCAAGCCCGCTACGATCCAGGAGCCCGCGTCCGCCCCGGATCCCGAGCAGGTCCGAGCCGTCGGCACCGCGCTGATGACGCGCAAGGCGCAGCCCCGCCGGAGTCCGGTTCAGCCGGTGACGCCGGATGGCGAGACCACGCAGTCGATCAAGATCACGTGGCCCGTGCAGGAGGTGCCCGTTCCGCAGCAGCGGGTCAACTGGGCCAACGGCAGCACCGACGAGACGCAGCCCATTCCGACGGTCGGCGGCATGTCCATGGACGACGCGACCAAGGTCGTTGAGCGGGTCGCGGCCGGTGGTACGGTGACGCCGGGCTCGTAGCTCGGACGCGGAGGCCGCTCGCTGGCCGCTCGCCGAGCGAGCCTCCGCCCCTTGGGCCAAGGTATTCAGGCCGATGAGATCGCCCATTAGGCGGGCGTCTACGGCTTCTCACAGGAACGGAACCGAATGAGCGACAAGCCGATCAAGCTGGATCGTCCGGAGAATCCCCTGGACTCCAACCACATCATGATGATGATGGCCATCCGGGAGGAGCGCAAGCGGCAGCTCGAGAAGTGGGGAGTGCAGAGGCATCCGCACGGCACCGGTCTGGCTGCGGCCGGAGCGATCATGGAGCAGTGGAAGCAGATCTGCGACTCCAACAACTCTGCCGGCATCGACGACTGGCTGACCATCGCGGCTGAAGAGTTCTTCGAGGTCGCGGCCGAAACGAACAAGCGCAAGCTGTTCGACGAGGTTGTCCAGCTCGCGGCCGTCATGACGGCATGGGGCGAGTCCATCATCGAAGAGATCAAGAGGGAGAACGGCAAGTGAGCATCGGCAACGGCACCCCGGACTGGCTGGACGAGCACCGCATGGAGGTTCCCTACTCGCCTCTGACGTCTGCTCCGCACTACAACCACAACCCGGACGACCACGACAACATCACGCTGGCCGACGTCGCCTTCAACAAGCACTCGGTCAACGATGGCGAGCATGTCTCGCCGAACGACAACGGCGAGATCCTCACGGGCACCGCCGGTCTCGAAGTCAAGCTCGTGCAGGGAATCGACCAGGAGCTGTTCAAGGCGGTCCTGTCGTCGGCCACGCGGGCCACGGTCGGCATCTCCCCGGACGGCGGCGACGACAACCGCGACTGGGAGGAGATGATGCGAGGCGGACTGCAGTCCGCGCTGGAGACGCAGTCGATGGTCTTCCAGGTCTTCGGTGCGAGCCGCGCTCTGACCCACCAGCTCGTCCGGTCGCGCAACGCGGCCTTCCACCAGCAGAGCCAGCGAGCGACGTTCTACGGCGACCGGCCGGACGTCCGCATGCCGCTGTCCGTCTGGAAGAACGCGAGGGCTCGAGAGGCGTACGAGCACGCGACCGAAGCGGCGTGGCGCGCGTACGAGATCGCATGCGACGAGGACATCTCGTACCAGGACGCGCGGTTCATCCTGCCCGAGGCGACGGTGAACTTCATCCAGTGCACCTACACGGTGCGGGAGTTCATCAACGTGTTCGCCTACCGGGGCTGCTCCATGTTCATGTGGGAGATGGTGGACGTGATGCGCAAGATGCGCACCGCGATCCTGGAGCAGTCGCCCTGGCTGGAGCCGTACATCAAGATCTCCTGCGAGAAGACCGGCACGCTCTGCATCGAGTGCCTCGGAGACGGCGAGGTCGTCATCGACGAGGTCTACGGGACCAAGGGCAAGTGCGGGCTCTGCAACGGGCAGGGTCGCCAGGGTGCCAAGTGCACGTTCCAGGGCTGGGAGTCGCCGGAAGGACAGTGCGACAAGCCCTGGGCCAAGAACGAGCAGCGGTCGTTCAAGCCGCTGTTCCACACCATCGGCCGTCGGCCGGGAATGGACGAGAAGTGAGCAGCAAGCGAGTTCAGAAGTTCGCCATCGCGTTCGCCAGCGGTGTGGCCGTGCTCGTCGTCGCGAGCGCCGTTGCCAGCGCGGGAGGGGACGACGGCAAGACGGCGACTCCGAGCCCCAAGCCGAACGCGGCTCCGACCGCACCGGCCAAGACCGAAGGCGACACCAACCCGCAGCCGGATCCGGTCCGCAAGACGCCGCTCCAGGAGTTCCAGGCGTGCGTGGCCAAGGGCGGGACGGCCACCGAGAAGGCCGCTGTCAAGCACGTCGTCAAGCTGTCCGGGATGGACGACTGGAACGGCATCCTCGACAACCCGAAGGCGTTCACCGACTACATGGGCGGCATCCGTCGCGGAGCCGACGCCACGCTGATCGCCTCCGCGTTCGCCGACTGCTACAAGTCGGACAACGGGCTGCTCACGGTCTACACCTCGGACGGTCACGTCGCGGGCAACGGCCAGTTCTGACGTGCTCGGCAAGCTGATGTGCCCGGTGTGCTGGAGGTTCCGTGGGTCGCCGATCCACTGGTTCGTCCGGCTCGCCGGGCTGTGCGACGGAAGGAACGGCTGGTGACTGGAAAGCCTCACAGCGAGGAGTGTGCACACCTTCCCGATCCCGAACTGCTTCGGGTCGGAGGCCTGTACTGGTGTGCACCTTGCCAGGCGTACTTCCATGTTCATGCGTTCGAGGGAGTCTTCGGCGCATACGACCGCGTGTGGCGATACCCCAACAAGGCGCGGATGCTGTGGTTCTGGGCAACCGGCCGCGTCAGCTGGTCCGAGATCTGGAGGCAGTGATGGAGTTCGATCACAACTGGGAGCCCGGCGAGCACGACACGCCGCTCCGACGTTGGGTCCGAAGGGTCGCGTTCGTTGTCGCGATCGTCGTGTTCGTGTGGGTCGGATCTCTTACGATGGGAGGCGGCTGGTGATCACCATACTGAATCTCGCCGCAGAGGACAGCAGCACCAGCATCTCCGGCAAGAGCATTCTCGTCATCGTCGTGATCGCCATCGTGCTCGTGTGGGCCGGTTCGTCCGGCTCGGGGCGCGGCCGGTGAGTCCGACGCTGGCGTTCGGCTACAAGGAGCCGAACAAGAAGGGTCCGGCCTTCCACGCGGGGCACGGCGGTGCTTGCTCGCACTACGAGTGCATCGACGAGCGCTTCGAGGAAGGCGACCGGATCCGGGCCGATGGCGAAGGCGGCTGGGAGTGCGCCGAGCACAAGGAGAACGAGGACGCGCGTGGCAGCTAACTGCAACACTCCGGGGTGCAACCGGCTCCGGCAGATCAAGGGGCCGATCAGGGGCGGCTGTTGCGCCCTATGCCTCGTGAAGCAAGGCGCTGGACACACCAACAACTGCAACATGATCGAGGCAGAAGCCAACGCCGAGATCGGAGAGCCGGACAACATCGTCCTCGGCTACAACTAGACGACGGGGATGGCAATGGCGAAGAAGGGAATAGCTAGCAGAAGGCGTAAGCTCGTGGCGAGGTACGGGCTGATATGCCAGGGGTGCAAACGAGAGTTCCCGAATGAGGAGCTCACCATCGATCACATCCGCCCGAAGTCAAAGGGCGGACACCCCTACGCATTCTTCAATCTGCAGCTTATGTGCGAGCCTTGCAATAGCGATAAGGCCGACAGCTGGGATGGGGAATCCGGAGTGGGAATAGATAATCCGGACGAGAGGAACAAGCATGCAGTGGCGCAACGATCGTGAGAAGGCACTCGGAGCAGGACTCGGCTTCGTGATCGCCGGTTCGGGCAGGGATGCCCGTCTCGTGAACCTGACCTTCGACGAGAAGGACACGGACCACAACAGCCCGCGTCAGGGCCACGTCCGTCCGGCCTCCATGGCGGAGGTCAAGATGTGGCAGGTCCTCATCGGTAACCGGGCGCTGTGAAGGCCGTGTCCAACGCCACCAATGCCCCGGTCGTCATCTGGGATGGCGGCGTGTGGGACTTCGAGGAGGGCGTCGACTTCGAGCCCGGCGAATGGCCGAAGCTGGCCTGCGAGCTCAAGGCGATCGCCCATATGCTCGGCGGGCATGGATCGGCCGCTGAGATCGTGCATCGCGACAAGGCATGCAACGTCAAGGAGCGGATCTTCAGGTGGCACTACATCGCGCGCAACGGCTGGAGAGGAGTTCTCTGAGTGGATTGGTCCTGGGCCACTAGCGCGCCATCTGCTGGTTCCAGCAACGGGATCCAGCGACTGAGGGCAGAGGAGGACGACGATCTCGAACCGTTCTCCTCGATCACGGCCGTCGACCCCGGCGGCTCGACCGGAATCTGCACCGTGTGGTACTGGGCCGCTGGTCTGGCCGACGCGAAGGTTCCCATGCAGAAATGCTTGCTCGCCTGGCAGTCGGCATGCCTGCGCGGCGGCGAGAACGAGCAGACGCTCGAGATCCTCCGCTGGTTCGCCAATCGGTCGTTCGGACAGGACAAGGCCGACATGGTCATCGAGGACTTCATCCTCAGGTCGGCCATCAAGGGGCGCGAGCTCCTCTCTCCTGTCCGTATCGGACACAAGGTGGACTATCAGCTCTGGCGTGGCCTGAAGGTGGCCAGCGGCGAGCGGCTCCGGTTCGAGCCATACTGGCAGTCTCCTGGAGACGCCAAGTCCGTCATGACGGACGAGCGACTCAAGCTGATGGCGATGTACACACCCGGTCCCGATCATGCCAGGGACGCAACCCGCCACGCTCTCATGTGGCTCCGCAAGCACCGGGTTGACCTGCTCAAGGCTGCCTGACCTGAACGGGCCGCTCGACTGGTCATTTGCCGAGCGGCCCGTTTCGGGGTAAGATGTCGAAATCCGAAAGAACGTCAACTCAGAATGCAGGACAGGGAGTTAGGGAAATGACCCAAGGCGTCTACGAGGTGGCCGTGGAGATCATGGAGGACGCAGGCATCAAGCCTCGCCCGCGTCAGCTGGACCTCCTCCGCTTCCTGAGCGACGGGGGTGCCCGATACGTCCAGGCTCCGACTGGCGTCGGCAAGTCCTTCGCGGCGATCGCCCATGCGGCGGCCAACGCGGAGATCACCGGCGATCACTCGATCATCATCGCGGCGGACAACACGCTGCTGGATCAGTACGCCATGAAGGATCTTCCCTCCATGGCGAGGAGCGAACGCTTCACCTATGCGGTCGTCAAGGGACGTCGCCACTACGCGTGTGCCTCGGCCAACAACGAGGACAACGAGGAGTACCAGGCCATGATGGACCGCGCGCTGAGCGTGGACCGCATGCGTGGCCCGGAGGAGGCCAAGGCACGAGGCGAGATCAACCCGTGCAACGGTGGCGGCCGGTGCGTCTCCTGTGCCGGCATCGGCGTGTGCGAGCGCGAGGACTGCGACCACGACCAGGGGATCTGCTGGGCCAAGAGGGCTCGGAAGCTGTCTCACGAGGCAGACGTCATCCTGACCAACACCTCGATGTGGCTGGTCAACGCGAGCCTGTACGACCAGACCGACGGACTTCGTGCAGCTCATCCCGTTCGGACAGCCGTACGTGGACGAGGCGCAGCAGCTTCCGCAGACCGTGCGCGACAGCCTCGGCTGGGAGCTCACGCCGAACTCCGGAGGTGCACTCGGACGCGATCTCGCCGAGGACTTGCGGACGGCCGTGAAGGACGTCGTTGGCAAGTACATCGAGGGCGAGGTTGCCGAGGGTCGTTCCGCGGACGCCAAGAGCCCGGCCAAGCGCTTCAAGGACCGGGCGCTGACGGACGGCGAACGCCTGGAGCTCTCGGCGGTGCTGCGTGGCCTGCGCGAGGCCATGAAGGAGACGACGCTCAAGGAGGAGGACATCGAGGACGACATCGAGACGCCCTCCCAGTTCCTTGAGCGGCGGATCTTCGCTCTGGAGAAGAAGCAGAAGGAGGAATGGGAGGACGGCTTCGCGCTCACCTGGATCGACCCGAACGGCATCCACTGGGACGTCCTTCACGCCGGTCCTGCAGTCGTTAACGCCTGCCGCAGCTGGCAGCCCCGGATGATCTCGGCGACGGTGCCCGGTTCGCTGCCGCGTCGCACCGGCTTCCCCAAGGCCAAGGCGGACTTCCTCCCGCAGATGTTCGACTGGAAGAACAACTGCGAGGGCATCATGGTCGACGCCGGCATGGACCCCGGCGACTGGCAGAACCGTGGATGGTTCGATCAGCGCTGGGAGGTGCTGGCGGAACAGCTCGACCAGACCGAGGGTGGTGCCCTGATCCTGGCCACGTCCAACATGGACGCCGACCGGCTGTACCAGAAGGCGGTGCGTCGGTACCAGGGGCGTCGACTGGTGCTGTGCCAGGAGCCCGGTAACACTGCCGGCAACCCCGCCCTCATCAAGGCGTTCCGAGAGGACGGTAACGCCATCCTCGTGGGCGTCGAGAGCTTCTGGAAGGGCGTCGACGTCTCGGGTCCGGCGCTCTCGCTCGTCGCGATCTGGAAGCTTCCGTATGCAGTGCCGACGCTCCTGCACAACGCGATCGGCGGGAAGACGCGGGACATGCAGTTCTCGTACAGCAACGAGTCCATGCACACGCGTCTCGTCCAGGGGATCGGACGGCTCCTGCGTAGCGAGAACGACCGGGGCAAGATCGTCGTGTGCGACGGCCGGTTCCGCCGCGTGATCCAGCGCGGCCCTCTCCCGCAGATGTCCAAGCACCTGCCGCTGGTGTTCAAGAACGGCTGAGAATCCCTCGGTGGGCGCGTAACGGACGATCTCGGATCGGACGGCCCAGGGGACCGACCCGGACCCCGTCTCCCGTTACGCGCCCGCCGAGCCATCATGCCGGCCTCAGAACGCCGAAGAGCCCCGCTTCCCTTCCGGGAAGCGGGGCTCTTTTTGTCGGTGGCTCAGATGCTCATGTCGCTGCTCTCGCTCCACTTCAGCAGCTCGGCGTACTTGCCGAATCGGTCACCCCGGCGGATCCGCTTCTTGTCCGCGACCGCCTTGTTGTTGCCGACGAACTCACCGGCGATGTAGCGGATCTGCGGGACCCAGTAGCCGTTCTCGACGTTGGCGTAGTCCTCCAGGCGAGCCTCGGTGAAGCCGACCGTGGCGGCGATGCGGCCGAGCACCTCGTGAGCGTCCTTAGTGCCGGCAACCTCGACCGTCCTCCAGCCCTCGGCCACCTTGACCGCGAGACGCAGGACCTTCGGCTTGCTGGTGAAGGTCAGGTTGTACTCGCGGCACTGCTGCTCGGTGGGGCGGAACTCCGTGTCGTTGTACCGGGTGAAGTCCTCCGGCATGACCGGCACCCGCAGGCGCATGGCGTCCACGAATGCGGTCTTGTCGATCGGGTGGTACCAGCCGTCGGTGTCGCCGATGCCACGGCTGACGTAGCCGGAGTAAGCAGCGTTCTCGAACTCGGTGCGGTCCATGGGTGCCTCCTGGGGCGTCTCGTTGTTTCCCTTACAACAAGAACTATACCCCAGATCGAGACGGATCAAAACCTCTCTGCAGAAATTACTGCCAGAGGATGTGCCAGAGGTACCAGCCGGAGAAGCTAACCCAGAGGACGCCGAAGGTCCAGGCACCCGCGAGCGTCTTGGTGTGGAACCACTTGCGGGTGGTCTGCGACAGGGTGTCCTTCCATCTCTTCTGCTTGATGGCGGCGATCTCGTACGCGACCCCGGCCAGGAGCAGCACGCCCCACACAACGTCTGCAGTTGCCATCAGTCCTCCTGCTTGATGAAGGCCGCGTCGTACACGGCTCCGCCGCCCTTGTGGAAACGAGCCCTGCTGCCTCGCGACCACTTGTTGATCCACTGATAGTCGCGCGACCACTTGTTGGCCTCGCGGAAGCCGTTGGCGTCCATGAACTCTACCGTGGCATCGTAGCCGACGGCGATCGTCGGGTCGTCCTTGGTGCAGCACTCCGTGATGATCAGGTCGAACTGCGTGAGGTCGGCCGCTCCGAGCACCTGAAGCTCCAGGCCCTGCGCATCGATCACGGCCACGTTGGCGTCGCCCTGGATGCTGTCGAGCCGGACCACGGGGACCTGGATGATCCGGTCCAGCAGATCCGACTTCTGCGGGGTCACGAGCGTCGACAGATTCGTCTTCTGCATGATGCTCAGCGTGGCGGTGGTCGGAGCAGGACCGCACGCGCTCTCGATCACGGTGACGGTCGCATCCTCCTCGTACCGGTCGCGCAGGACTTCGGCGAGCTCGGGGATCGGCTCGACCAGGGTGATGTGCCCGGCTCCGGCCTCCTTGTAGAACGGAACCTCCTCGCCCCGGTGCGCTCCCACGTGGATGATGTGCGTCGGCGTGATGTTGAGATTGGTGACCAGGGACGGGAAGTCCACGAACACGGTGCCCATCAGTTGCTCCTCGTTGCGGGGTGGCGCTCGTAGTCCACCGGGAAGTCGATGTCGTCGGTCTCGTCGTTGATCTCGATGAAGTGCTTGGGCAGCACCTTGTGACGCTGGAGGGGTGTGCGCTGCCAGGATCGCAGGAGCATCCAGCCCGGCGGACGCGTGATCTTGCCGGAAGCCCGGATGGCGTGCACATTACGCAGATACGCGTCCATCTGGATGATGTGCTCGCCGTACCAACTTGCAGCGAACAGCTCGCCATACGGAGTACCGGTGATCCGGCTCGGACCGAATCGACCGAACGCCATGTACTGCCGCTTGCCGTAGTGCATGATGCGCTCGATAGCCTGATCGCTGAAGTACACGTCGCCCAGGAACAGGATCGTCCGCCCCTCCGGATCCCAGAACGGACGGCTTGCCTCGAACTCGCTCTGCTTGTATTCCTGAACGATGTGCCGGGTCGCCTGCAGATGGAGGTATGCCGGGTCGTTCGGTGTGAGCAGATGCACCTCGTGGCCGTACGCAGACAGCTGCTCGATGGTTCGCTCGATGAGCGGCTGTCCGTCGTGGCGGGTCAGCGGAGCGAGATGCGAAGGGACGCCGAGATGTCGACCCCACTTGCTCTGGCTGCCAGAAGCAGCAATGATGACCTTCATCCCAGAACCTCTTCCTTGATCTGCAGCAGCCTGTGCCGCCACATGTGTCGTTCTTCCGTGACGGTGAGCGCGGCCTCCCGCATGGCCGCCATCTCCTTGCTTCCGAGCGCGGACACCTTGTAGCTGAGCGTGTCGAAGTCGTACCTGTCGAACAGGATCATGTTGGTCTCGTTGTAGCCCTGCTCGGCGAGCCCCGGCGTGTTGGGATAGGCCAGGATGCCGCCCCTGCCCATCGTCGTGGGGACGCGGTCCGACCAGTAGTAGTCGGCCGGTGCGGAGTCTCCGAACGCGACGTTGGCCACGGCGTACACCTGGCTCAGGTCCGAGTTGTAGACCTTGTTGTGCTGTCCGTAGTGCTGGAACCCCGGACCGTATCGCCTGCGAGCCCACTGGAGGAGCTTGGCTCGGTGGTCTCCGTGGATGCCCTTGGAGTTGCTGCCCACGAACACGTATCGCTTCTTGAATCGGCATCGCACCGGAAGCTCTGCGAGGCCGAAGTGTTCGTCGCCCATTGCAGGCGGCATCCAGAAGTGGTTCACCCCGCGCTCAGCGAACTCTGCCTGGTGCCCGCCGTCGGCCGTGTAGACCCGTTGGCAGGACCACCAGGGGTTCTGCTGGACGTTGACGTACGGCTCTCGCTGCGGGAGATTCCAGTACAAGTCCATGTGCATGCCGATCGTCGGAACCCCGGCATCCTCGATCCGCCGGAGCATCGCGTATGCATCATCGTGCGGATCGTTGCGATGGGTCCGCAACCACAGGAAGAGGTCCGCGTCTTTGCACTCACGCAGGACCTCTTCCGTTCGAGCGGCCTGAGCCGCCCGGTGTGTCACATCCCAGCCGAGCTTGACAGCTGCCTTCTCGATATCCCGCTTCCAGTGGTTGCCCCGGAACTCCTGGGGATAGCCGAGGATGTACAGCTTCAGCCCTGACACGGTCGCTCCATTCCTTGGGCGGATACGCATCCGCCCTCGGAATTAGCTTACCCGACGGAGCCAGAGGTAGCACCCTTCCTTCAGCGTGGTGGCGGCCGCATTGGAGGTGCTCTGAGCCCATCGGAGCGTCACCGTACCGGCCGTTCCGGCAATACGCATAGCACCCTTCATGGTTGCACCCGTTGTAGCGCTGAAGGTGTTATCCGTGCCCAGAGCGAGAATTCCGAATCCGTCGTTGTCGGTCCAGACCATTTCGGCGCTGGCAGGAGCAGTGAAGTCGAGGCGGAATCCGCCCCCGCCTTGCGTCCAAACGCAGTTCGCTTCGAGGACGTACACGGCATTCGCTTCGACCGAAACGGCGAGGTGCGGATCTGCTGCTACGGTTGTCGTGGTATCCCGCGCGGTGTCGGCCGTCTTGAGGGCGAACCTGTCCGACCCAAGACCGGCCGTGACGCTGATGCCGCTGGAGAAGGTCTTGACGCCGGAGATCGACTGGTTGCCGGTCAGCTTGACGTTGGCTCCGTCGAGCGTGTCGACGTACAGCTTGCGGGTGGCCTGGTTGTCGGTGGTGGGGTTGGATGCCGGCAGGATCGGGATGCTGGAGAATGTCTTGATGCCGGCAACCGACTGATCGCCCGTGAGCTTCACGACAGCCGCGTCAAGCGTGGCCAGGTCGCCCTCGACGGCGTCAACCTCGCCCTGCACGACAGCGATGCCCGAGTCTACATACAGCTTCCTGGTGAGCTGGTTGTCCGTCGTCGGGTCGCTCGCGGGTCCGACCGGGATCGACGTGAAGGTCTTGATCCCGTCGATGGACTGTGCACCGGTCAGCTTGACGACTTCGCCGTCGAGCGTTGCGATGTCCGAGGCGTTGGCCGAGTCGCCCGCGTCGACATAGAACTTGCGAGTGAGCTGGTTGTCCGTCGTGGGGTCCGAGGCCGGTCCCACAGGGATCGAGGAGAAGGTCTTCACCCCGGCGATCGACTGCGCTCCCGTGAGCTTGACGTTGGCCGCGTCCAGGTTGTCCACGTACGTCTTGCGCGTCGCCTCGTTACCCGTCGTCGGGTCCGATGCCGGCAAGACGGGGATCGACGAGAACGTCTTGACGCCCGCCACGGTCTGTGCGCCCGTGAGCTTGACGGCCGTGGCGTCGCCCGCGTCCACGTACTGCATCGTCGCAGCCTCGAGAGCAGCATTCGGGTCGCCAGCGAGCACCAGGTCGCCCGTCATGGTTCCGCCGGTGAGCAGCAGGGCGAGCGATAGGCTGTCGCCAGCCCCGGCCGCGTTCCCGCTGATCCTTGCAGCCTGGATCACGCGTGCATTGTCCTCGTCGGACAGGTCGGTGCACGACTTGGTGACGACAACGAAGCCGAGAAGGATGGCGTCCTGCAGGTTCGGATTCTTGACGAACGACTGGCTTCCGATTGCAGCGATCGCGTCGTCCAGAGTACCGTATGCAGTCTGTCCATATTGAATGACGACCTGCTGCGTCACATCGTTGAGAGGCGTGATGAACACGCGCTGAATAGTGGACACTCCGGATCCACCCGGAATAGTCGTGATCGTCCCGGCGACGTCGTACATCGTCGGGTCCACTACGGTCACGGTCGGAACCGGAGACTCTGAAAGCTGCGTGACGTAACGCATCGTCACGGGGTTCTGCGCATCCGTCGTCGAGATGTGCGGATCACTGGTGAGGGTCGGACCGGCGAAGTGGTTGAATCCCCTGGAGAATACCGTGCCCGTCGTCTTGGCGACGGACAGGTTCGCGCCCGAAGGCGTGAGAAGGTTGCCCGTGACGTTGAACGGTCCGAGCGCGTCCATCAGGTCGTACACCTGGTTGAGCGCGTTCGGAACGTAGTTCGACAGACTCTGGTCGGCGATGATCGCGCCACCAGCGATCAGGACGCCTCCGAGGACGAGATGCGTCCGACGCTGCGAGTTGGTGGGACGCGTCGTCTGCTGCACGACCGCTCCGGTGCTGTCGATCAGGAGCCAGGTGATCGGCTCGACGAGATCGGTGATCGTGACCGTGTCTGCAGCAAACACGATCTTGGTGATGGTCGGAGCAGCCGGTGTCGTCATGTAGTCGACGATGACGCCGGTCGTGTCTCCGATGTCGACCATCGTGTCGTCGATCGCGTTGACGTTGAGCTCGCCACCCGTGATGACGCCCGTGTCCAGGCCGATCGTCGTCAGGAACTCGGACACGATCGTGTCGTCGACATACTGCTTTGGTGCGGCTCCAAGGTCGACGATCGGATCCCCGAAGAGGACCAGTTCGCCAGACATGGTGTCGCCCGTGACCGAAACGCTCTCGGCCGCTGCGGCGGCTTCCGCCGCAGCCTGAGCCGCGTCAGCCTGCTGGTCGACGTACTGCTGCGTGGCCGCGTGCAAGGGATCGGTCGGGTCCGCGTTGAGCGTGAGGAAGCCCGTCATGGTGTCCCCAGCGACCGCGACCCGAGCGTCGTCGCCCGTGTCCACGTAGTCCTTGCGCGTCAGGTCAGCGACGTTCGAAGGGGCAGCCCCGGTGACGCGGATCTGGGATGTGGCCTGCCAGACGCCAGCAGCGACGCGAGCGATGAGCGCGTCGCGGGCGAGGGTGCCGTCTCCGGCCTCGTACCGGCCGTCCGCCCGGATCGCCCAGGAGTTGGTTGCTGCCCCCTGGTACGTGCCCAGGAAGGCCGACTGGGTGGCCTGCCCCGCGATGAGCTTCATCACCCCGGCCAGAGCGCCAACGTTGGTCTGCTCGACCGTGAGCAGATTGACGTCCGACCCGTCCTCGATCGTCAAGGCGTCCGTGAAGGTCTTCTGTCCAGCGATAGACTGCGCACCAGTGAGCTTAACGTTCTGTGCATCGAGCGTGTCGACGTAAGCCTTGCGGACCGCCTCGTTCGCGGCCACCGGGTCGGAGCCGGGAAGAACGGGGATCGAGGAGAAGGTCTTGATCCCAGCGATGGTCTGGTTGCCCGTGAGCTTGACGTTCTCGGCATCGAGGTTGTCCACGTAGTTCTTGTTGGCCGCACCGTTGGCCACGGTCGGGTCGCCGAAGAGAACGAGCTCACCAGTCATCGTGTCCCCGGCGAGCGACACGGACTCTGCATCAGCCGTGGCCTCAGCGGCAGCTTGCGCGGCAGCAGCCTCAGCCTCCACGAACTGCTTGGTCGCAGCTCCGAGAGCAGCCACAGGGTCCGCGTTCAGGATGAGCGCGCCCGTCATCGTGTCTCCGGAGAGACTGACCGACTCCGCATCGGAAGCAGCTTCTGCCGCAGCCTGAGCTGCATCCGCAACGGCTTCCGCATACTGCTTGGTTGCGGCTCCCAGGGCGAGCACTGGGTCCGCGTTCAGCACCAGAGCACCGGTCATGGTGTCGCCGGAGAGGCTGACGGATTCAGCAGCCGCCGCAGCTTCAGCGTCCGCCTGTGCCTGGTCGACATATTGCTTGGTCGCAGCACCCAGGTTCACCAGCGGATCGGCGCTGAGGACGAGCGCACCCGTCATCGTGTCGCCCGTCAGGGAGACGCTCTCTGCAGCGGCTGCAGCCTCAGCTGCGTCAGCGACCTGCTCTGCATACTGCTTGGTTGCCGCTCCGAGAGCGAGCGTCGGATCCGCGTTGAGCACGAGAGGTCCGGTCATCGTGTCGCCGGAGATCGACACCGACTCGGCAGCAGCAGTCGCTTCCGCAGCGGCCTGTGCAGCGTCGGCCTGTGCGTCCACATACTGCTTCGGGGAAGCCCCGAGAGCAACAGTCGGATCGCCGAACAGGACGAGCTCCCCGGTCATGGTGTCGCCCGCTACGGCAACGCGGGCGTCGTCCCCGGTGTCAACGTAGTCCTTCGTCGCCGCCCCGTTACCGATTGTCGGGGCTCCGCTCAGCACTAGGGGGCCTGTCATCGTGTCGCCTGAGAGGCTGACCGACTCGGCCGCTGCTGCCGCCGTAGCGGCCGTTACGGCGTCCGCCTCTGCCTGATCCACGTATTGCTTGGGAGCGGCTCCGAGCGCGACGGTGGGGTCGCCGAACAGCACCAGCTCTCCAGTCATCGTGTCGCCCGCGACGTCCACGAACTGAGCCGGGTCGAATGCGTTGTCCACATACTGCTTCGTGGCCGCTCCGAGATCCACGACCGGGTCGCCCGACAGGATGAGCGCACCAGTCATGGTGTCGCCAGCCTTGCGGACGAACGTCGTGTCCGGGTTGGTGACGTCTCCAGGCGTGAGGACGATCACATCGTCGAAGCACACCGTCGGATTGTCCTTGGTGATGTCGACATATCGCGTCCAGTCGGGCGCGTTGACGAACTCGGCGATCGCGGTGTAGGTCCATCCGGTGGGCGTGATGCCCGTTGCGTCCGGAGGGACGAGCGTGATGCTGAACTCGCCGTGGCAGAGCTCAGCCGTGGACTCGCCGCCGAAGATGAAGTCCTCGTCGCCGATCACATTGAGGTCGGGTGCCACGAACCGGATGTGGCCACGGATGAGGGTTCCGTCGGGCAACGTCAACGGCGTGCAGCTGTTGATCGTTACGGTCTCGACGCCATCGGGGATTGCCACGGCTGAGCTCCTCCAGGTTCTACTTCTTGGTGTCGTTCTCGATGCTGGTGTTCAGGGCACCCATCAGCTTCTGGCCGACGGACGACGCCATGAATCGAGTGACGGCTGCGGACACGGCGGCCACCCCGGCGAGCCAGCCAGCCGCCTCCGTGCCGCCGACCTGGTCGATGACCAGCGGAGCGACGAGGGCGACGGACACGACCGTCTGGATGACCGTCCTGATGGTGACCTTGTTCTTGTGACTGAGAGCCATGCTGCCTCCTTAGGCGACGACGTCGAAGCCGTACTTGGCTCCGAGCTTCTTGAGGCTCGTGGAGCCGGGGATGCCGTCGGCGTCCGAGCCGGTGTAGCCGAGCCGACGCTGCCAGGCCGCGTAGGCGCTGACGGTGGTGGATCCGAACGATCCGTCGCCCGCGTAGGTCGTGGAGAGCAGCTTCTCCTTGACGAGAGCGTTCTCGACGATGTTGGTGCCCGTCATGTACGTGACGTGGCCCTGAGCGGCACCGGGGTCGGTACGAGCGGCCGACACGAGAAGCGAGAGATCCACCTTCGGCTTGGTCGGCGTCGGCGTCACGATGACTTCGCCGGGCAGCTTGCCGAGCTGGACCTTGACGGCCTGCCGGAAGTCGTCCATGTCGAAGGTCGGGTCGATCTTGCCGGGCTGGACCTCCTTGTGTCCGGCGACGGACTTCTCGGTCCAGCCGTGCTTGCGACAGAGACCAGCCGCCCACTTGACGGCGATGGCGTACTGCTCCTGCGGCCACGGGTCTTCGCCGTCGCCGAGGTTCTCCATCTCGAGACCGTAGAGCAGATCGTTGCCGTCCGTGTCGGCGTAGTCGTCGTGCGGCAGCGTCGTCTCGGCGATGAGCGCGGCGATCACGTCACCGTCGACCATGCCGGCATGGTTCGCGCGGCCGTGCCCGATCATCCAGAGACCGGCAGTCTTGCCGAGCCAGGAGTGGCACAGCGGACCGGGAAGTGCACTGCTGCCGTTGTAGCAGTACTCCTTGTCGTTGTGACCGGCCGTGTGGTGAATCAGGACGCCGTGAACCGGCCCGAAGGTCTTGCCGGTGGCCGCGTCGCGGTTGTGTGTCTTCCATCCGGTGTGCTCGAAGACCTCGATGCCCTCGGCCCGAAGCACCGTGAGAATCGTGTCTGCACTGAGCGGTGTCGCCATCTGTTGCTCCCTGCGTTTCGCCCCGTAGCTGTGTTTCAGTTGAATCATACCCGAACACGATCGCCGAGGAGTAGCCGAGAAACGACACAGAGGCCCGCGTAGCCGCCCCGTGGGTCGGGGTCGGTACGCGGGCCTCATGGGCAGCCGTTCGGGCCTTACGCGGGCTCTCAGCCCTTCGGGGTCGAACCGGGAATCAGGTTCACCACCGAGGCGATCACCGCCGCACCCGTTCCGTATCGCCAGTACTCCAGCGCTCTGATCCTGCCTCGGAAGTCCGTTCGGTCTTCCTTGGTTCTCTCCAAGAGCTGATCCACTTTCGTCTCGATACGAGCGAGACGTTCGGGGACGGTGTCCTCGGGTGTTGACATCGCGTAGGCTCCTTCGGTTGGCTGACCTAAGCAATCTTACCCACTGCCCCGGAAACGCGCTCTGCTGGGGCGCTATCCGGCCTCGTATTCGATTACGCCCTTGACGGACGAACCGCTGGTGAATGTGAACGGAGAGATTGAGTCAGCAACGCTGCGGTTGCCAGCGCCAATGGCTCCGGCGTCAATCCTGCCGTTCGAGATGTCCATCTTGACTTCGCTCTTGTTGTGCAGACGAGCACGGGATGTGATCCTCGCACCGAGCGCAGTCGTTCCGAGAACGAGCTCTCCAACAGCCTGCACGATCACCGCTCCGTCGAGGGCATCAACCGGAAGGCTGAAGGTCCAGTCGTCGGAAGCAGTCGGAGCCGCCCCGAAGTTGGTCGTCGACCCGAACGTGATGTCGTAGTGCGCGATGACGAGATCGCCAGACTGCGTGTATCGGCAATCGATAACGGCGTTGCCGTACGACGGCGAGTTGTTGCCGGTCGTTGTCCTCCAGATCGGCGTGAAGTCGAACGACTTGTGCAGCATGTTCGCGAGCCGATCTGCAGCCAGCAGCTCTCCGCCAACCCAGGATGATGCAGCCATGGTGCCTCCTCACGCAGCTTCGTAGCGGATGACGCCCTTGAGGGTGTCCGTCGACGCCCATGTGAACGGCGTGAGAGCGTCGCAGATGCCGTTGTTAGTTGCGGCGACGGAGTCGGGCGCTCCACCTGCGAGCTCCAGCTCCATAAATGTCGTGCCCGTGAATCGAGCACGACACGGATAACGCTTGGCCGTACCCTTCTCGACGAAGATCACTCCGGTCGCCTGAGTCGTGGCGGCAGCCGTAACGGGCAGACCGATGCGCCAGTTGTTGCCGGTGCCAGCCGTTCCGAAGGTCGAGGTCGTGCCCCAGACGATGTTGTAGTGTGCCGTGACCAGGTCTCCGGACTGCGACCAGCGGCACAGCACCGTCGCATTGCCGTAGGTCGGCGCGGTCCCGGACGATACGCCGAGCGTCGGCGTGAAGTCCGAGAACTTGTTGAGCATCTCCTGCAGGCGTTCGGCCGTGACGCGCTGTCCGCCGAGCCACTGGGCTACACTCATTGCTCCTCCATTACCTTACGATGGTGGTCAGCGGCTCGTTGACGTTGACGCTTGCCCCGACGGGAATCGACTTGACAGCCCCGTTCCTCGAACGCTCCACGTTGAACACCTGGGGATAGTTGTTCTTACCGAAACCGTACGCCACGATCGGGTTGACGTTGGTGTTCGCGGAGAACGATATGGACCTGAATCCCTGGAGCGTTCCAGTGGTGAGATCGGTGTCGGTAACTTCCAGGTCCCACGGCCTTTGCAGAGCCTGCCCGTTGGTGCCGTCCCAGAGCTGAGCCTTGAGGCTCGATCCGCGAATGTAGAACCGAAGTCCGTATCCGCGACCGACCACGTGGATGATCTGCGTATCCACGAATCCCAACTGCGATTCAACACCGGCCACTCGCTTGCGGATGGACAGATTCAGCATCGCATCCGTAGTGAACTCGATGCGGGCCGTGTACAAGTTGTCGGCATCGGTGTAGCGACCGGTGATGCCGCCGGTCAGACTTCCGCCGGTTGCCAGCTGGTCCGTGCCGATGAAGCACGTCGTGTCCATCTCGTCGCTGAACGACGTGAAGAACGTCCGACGTGATGCGTTGACGGTTGCGAGGGTATGCCTTCCCTCCAAGGACGTGGCGTCCACCGAGTAGTCGGCAGCAGTTCCTCCGCCGGTTCCATACACGTGGCCCGAGTCGGAGGTGCCCCAGCCACTCGCCACGGTGCGGAAGAACGAATCGTGGAACTTCGGGACGCATGAGTCGGCCCGGACAACCTCCCCGTCGATTCGGAGAGCAAGCGGGAAGTCGTCCTCGCTGAACTGCTGGAACACGGACGAGCCGTCTCGCCGGAGTCGTGCCTCGGTTCCGAACACCTCTGCGTCCACGGGCACGGTTGCAGCACCAGTGGAATCGTCAAGGCTGAAGTGGACGGCTCCACGAGATGCGCTCGCAGGAGCGACCATCGAGCTGGACAGATATGTCCACACGCCGGGCTGGATGACGATCGTCGATCCGCTTGACGTGGAGAGGTACACATTGGCTGCGTCAGCCCAGTTGATCGCGATGCGAGCCCGAATCTCGACGCTGGAGTATATCCAGCCGTTCGCGTAGTACGCCAGCGATGGCGTCACCGTGCCGGCAGCCGACGAGCTGTTCAGGATCGACTGGATCGTCGACACCCCGTCACTCGTGAACTGTGCAGCCTTGACGGTGTCGAACGGAACCTCGCCCGGAGCGTCGGCCCAGGCCAGCGATCCTCCCTGAGCGCTCCAGCCTGTGATGCCAGCCCGCATCGCTGCGTTGGTGCTGATGACCGCATATGCGCTCGCCCACGGGACGCCGGAGTCGTCGGCCAGGACGACCTCGATGGAGGTGTCGTCCGAGTCAGCGGCCGTGAGAACGGTCGAGCTGGTGAGGTCCGCCCGGTTGTCGGAGTTGGTCGCGAAGTCGTCGCTCGTGCCGGTTCCGGGCAGGCTGCCGATGTTGTACGGCTCGCCGGGGATGCAGACGAACGTGATCTTCCACTCTTCCGGCCCCATGTTCTCGCTGTAGCCGATGATGATCAGGTCCACGTCGTCCGGCGGGAGGTCATCCGGGAGGTTGCGGAGGCGCATCATGTCGCCGACGTCCAGGCTGAGGATGTCCTCGGCGTACTGGTACACCCTGTCGTTCGCGAGATCGAGCGTGATGCGCGTGTAGCGAAGGCCATCGAAGGTGCCCGTGCGCAGCAGCCACGAGGCCAGGCTTTCTGCCAGCCCCAGGTTCTCCAGGCTGTACGTGTACTCGACGTCGTACAGGCCGACGCCGTCCGGCGGATCCTGGATCGACATCGGACCGGACGTGAGGATCTGCGGAGAGCTGCTTGATCCTCCGTCGACCTTGACGACCACGCTGTTCTTGGTCAGCTTGTCGTCATCGATCGGCTGGAAGGGCGGACTGATGAGCCCCGCCGAGTAGTCCAGTATGACTCCGGGGATCTGGTTGTACATCGTCGTCAGTGATCGGTAGTTGATCTCGATCGCGTCACGCGACTCCAGCAGGAAGCCCTGGTCTGAGGTGGCGGCCTCCTCAAGGAGGTCGGTGAACTTCTTGATACGCTGCGGACCCATCGTGATCTGGTCTGCGAGCGCGGACGCCGGGAACGATGCAGTCACACCCTGCTCGGTGCACAGCCGTACGATGCGCGTTCCAGCGGCCTCTCCGTCATAGGCGTCGAGCTGCTCCACGACATCGAACAGGTTGGTCTCTGCAGACTGGAATGTGACGTGGCCGAAGGTGGACGCACCGATGTCAACGGTCGATCCGATGGACATGCTCGTCACGCGGCCGACCGTCGCTGCGCTGAGCGTGTCCACCAGGACGTTGGCGAACGACGCATTGGGAACGAGCGATCCGATGGTAATCTGAATGTCGGCTCCGACCTGAGTCAGGCCGATGGAGAATCGCATCGGACGCCCGTTCACGTTGAACGAGATGGCACCCGTCTGGTCGATGAGCGTCCGGTCCGCGTCGTACGCACTGAATTGCAGGCCGCCGCCTGTCGTGTACGTCATGTCCAGGGACTTGGCCGTGCCGGTGCAGTTCATGCGAGCGAGCAGCGTTCCGTCCGTCAGTCCACCCGAAGGGATCGACATGAAGAAGCGCATCTGGCTCTCGCCGGTCGTCGTGTACGGCCGGATCGTCATCGTGACGGAGGACGCATTCATCTCCGGCAGGGGCGCGGACGAGATGAAGTCGTTGGAGGCTGCCAGCGAGATGTTACCCGAGAGGATCGCGCTCTTGCCACCATCGAGGCCGGACGTGATCGTGCCAGCCTCCTCGCCGTCCTCGAACGGCCAGTACTCCAGGATGGGCGCGTCCGGGTCGTTGAACTGCGTCGACCGGAATGCTGCAGACTGAAGCGGCTTGGAACCGGATCCGAGCCGACGGAGGATGCCAGCGGGCGCGATCGGAACGGTCACATGCCCCGAGGTTGTCCGTCGCGGCGGCCAGGCGGGCACCTCGCCGACGAGGCGGCTCAGGGATGAGGAAACCTCCGCATCCCCGTTAAGCGACCACGAGCGGCCCACCGAGTCGGTCCACGCGGTCGTGCCGGCTGCAAGGCTCGTGAAGTCGGCGTCTGCAACCAGCGTGCCGTCGATCCCGTCGTAGACCTGCGCTGCGTAGTACGAACCCGACGGACCGTTCTGCCCCTGACTCAGGACGTTGCCGATGTTCAGGTTGGACGCGCTGGAGAAGATCGAAGTGACGCCCGTGTCGGTGACGTCCTCACCGAGCTGCTGCCACGGACCGGCGATCGTCGGCGCGGTGTAGAACTTGGCGGTCCAACCACCGGCCCCGTTGTCGACATCGAGCGTCACGCGGACGGCGAGACGGCGACGGGGAGCCACGGGCAGCTTCTCGGTCGAGATCGCCTGCCCCGCTCCGGTGTCGGTTCCGTCCAGAGACCAGAGGAATCCGACCTTGCCGCCGAACCCGGCGAACGACTCTCCATAGTTGAAGAATCGCCAGGACCTCTGGTCGCCGACTGTCTCCTGCTTGCCGGCAAGCTCCAGGACGTTGGCAGCTCCTCGGTCACCCCAGTTGAGCCGGGCATCGATGCGGATGTCGATATCGCCCGTGATGTCCAGCGCGGCGTTGTCGGCAGCGATCGCAACGGAGTCGGTGTTGGGCCTCGGAAGGTTGAGGCGCACAACACCGGCGTCCACATTGAAGCGGATCGGCGTGTTCCGGCCGATCTTGCCGTACAGCGGGCTGTTGGGGTTCTTCGGACTGAAGTTCCCCGTTGCGTTCTGGAGGAGAGCCGAGCCCTCGTTGGGGTCCGGCTGGTTCCCCTCGGATGTTGCTCCCCGCGTGATCTCGACCGAATCCGTCTGGCTCAGACCGGACGTGATGTCGTTCCACACGCCGTCATAGAACAGATCAGACGTGATGCGGGGCGGCAGGCTCGGCATCTCTTATCCCTCCGCGAACTTGACTACACTTCCACCGGCCTGGGTGCGAACCGACTCCTGGAAGAACTCCCTGAATGCCCTGGAGCCTCCTCGGAATTCGATAACCGTGGCAGATACACCGCCACCCCCGGCCATGTTAAGCATACCCTGAAGCTTGCTCAACGGAAGGACGGCTTCCTGCTCCTGGCCTTCACCGATCATGGCCAGGGTCGGACCGGTTGTCACACCACCGCTCGCGAGGAACGGGATGAACGGGATCTGCGGAATGTTGACGCCCGGAACTCGGTTGGCTCCGCGAATCAGGCTGTTGATTCCGCCGATGGCGTTGTTGATAAGGCCGATGGCCCCGTTCAGCGCGGACCGGAGACCATTGCTGATTCCGCCCCACATGCCGCTGAAGAAGCCCTTGATGCGCTTGATGGCTCCGTTGACGAATCCAGCAGCCTTGTCCCAGACCCCCTTGATGTAGCTGGTGATGTTCCCCCAGTTCTTGATGATGATGCCGAGCGGGGTGAAGTTGAAGAAGATGTACTTGATGACGTCGATCGCGCTGCGAACAACCGACTTGATCCTCTCCCACAGATTGACGATGAAGCTCCAGACTGCATTCCACACGGAGATCGCGGTCGACTTGATCGCCTCCCATGCAGAAGACAGCCATCCCTTGATCGCGTTCCAGGCGGCGATGGTCGCGGCCTTGATCTCGTCCCAGTAGATGATGATGAGCGCGACGAGCGCGATCACGGCTGCGACGATCAGGATGATGCCGCCGGATGCGATGATCCAAGCCAATGCCATCTGGGCCGCTCCAGCCAGAGCAGCGATGCCCATCGTCACCCAGGATGCGACCCATGCGAATGCAGTCGTGGCCGCAGTGGCAACGGCCGTGGCGGCAGTGCCGATCCAAGCCGTGCCCAGCAGCGCGAATGTGCCGATGAGACCGAACACTGCCGTGCCGATCTGCGAGATGACGCCGAACCATCCCGACATGATGTCCGAACTCTGCACGTTGCGCTGAGCCTCGTTGAGATCCAGCTGTGCATTCTTGGCGTCGATCGTGGACTGCTTGCCGTCGAGCTGTGCCTGGTTGAAGTCCTCGGTCGCCTGTGTTCCGTCAAGCTTGGCCTGCTTGGCGTCGGCGTCCGCCTGCTTCATATCGATGGCCGCCTGCTGGGCTTCCAGCGAGTTGGCTCCGAACTCCTTGACCGCGTCGTTGTAGTCCTTCTGTGCGGTCTTCTGGTCGAGCAGAGCCTGCTCCAGGTCGATGCCGGACTGCGTGCCGTCGACCTGCGCCTGGTTGGCGTCGATCTGCGACTGCTTCATGTCCTGATTTGCCTGCTCGACGTCGAGCGCGGCCTGAGCCACGTCGTTCTGTGCACGAGCCAGGTCGTCGGCTGCCCGGTCGCCGAGGTTCCAGACGTCGACGGCCTGGCCGACGATGTCCGTCATCTGGCTCATGCCACCGGCTGCAGCAAGAGCTCCGACCCCGAGCTTGTTGACTCCGCTCTCGGCCTGTGTTGCAGAGTTGCCTACTCCGTCAAGATCGCTGCCAGCCGTGTTGGCTGCGTTGCCGAGGGTGTCCAGGCTGTTGGCTGCACCGTCAATCGTCGCGGACGTGTTGCCCATGTTCGCGTCGATATCAATCGTCACGTCGGCCACGCTCTTCACCTCCCATCGACTTGTTCAGGCTCTTGATCGCCGCAAGCATCTGCTCAGGCGACTTCTTGTCCGATCTGCCGTACGGAATCAGGAAGTCCGACAGCTTGAACTTCCGGCCGCCCTTGCCCCGGTTGGCGTTCGCGATTGTCGCCGCAATTGTGGCCGACTGGATATCCTGCCGACGCCGACCGAGCGGACCCGTTATGTTCTCAAACGCGATCCACTCGGTCAGCTCGGCCGAACTCAACCGAGAGTCCAGGTCGGCCACGGTCATCCCGAGATGTTCCGCTAGTCGGAAGCGGAAGAGTCGCTCGGGGCGGCGTCGGAGTTTCCCTCGGCTTCCTTCACGGCGAAGCGGCCCATGCCGGACATCTCCTGCACCTTGGCCGCCAACCGCTCGATCACCTGCCCGGACTTCTTGCCCAGGTCGGCGATCTCCTTGTTGGTGTACAGCCGCTCGAAGTTCTCGTCGACCATGCCGAACGCGACCAGCTTCTCGCGATACACCTTGAGCGATTCGATCTTCAGCTGCGGGGTCTGGCCGTTGGCGACGACCGAACCGGCCTCGATGTAGCCCCGGTCAGCGGCCGACAACTCCATGAGTCGGACTTCGCCGTTCCACTCGGGAACGGGCACGTCCTCCCACTTGCGGTCGACCGCCGCGTTGATCTGCTGCTTACCCAGAAGTGCCATGTCGCTCTATTCCTCAGCTGCCAGCGGTGTGGGTGAGGACCGGCTTGCCGCTGATCTTCACGGTCACCGTCCTCTCCATCTTGTCGTCGTGCGGGAACTCGTCGCCGTTCGCGGTGATGAGGCCGTCGAAGTCCCAGGTGTACTCGTCCGCCGTGCCGGGGAAGATCACGACCTGGTACGCGCGGAGGTCGTCCTCCTCGAAGTCGTCGTCCAGACGCTCGATGACGGCCACGCCGGGGTCGTAGTTGAGCGTGATCTCGACTTCGCCGCCGTCCTTCAGGCCCTTGACGAACTCCCGGTACTGGTCCGGCGAGTCGTGCGCGGTGACCTCGATGGCCTCCCGCTCCCGGCTCGGACCCGAGATGTCCGTGACGTTGGCCACGGTCTCGTACGTGCCAGGCGTGTCGGTCTCACGCCGGAACGCGGTACCCCATGCATCCTGTCCTGCCATTGGTCACACCTCCTGCTGGTGAATCACTATCCGGAATTGTACCGGTACGTGGCGGATCTCGGGATCCGGGTCGCGCATCGTGCTGAGCTGCACGAATCGAATCGAGACCACGTACCAGGAATCAGGCAGGACAAGGGATGCCCGCTTGTGATCGAGGATCGGAATGATCTCGTTGACGATATCCAGAGCTGGCTTGAATCCGAGGGATTGGGTCCACACGTGAATCGTGGTGAGGATGTCCCAGCCGAATCCACCATGCCAGTTGTCCGGAACGCCGAACACCTCGCCGATGGTCACCCAGGGCCTGCTCGCGTCCTCGGGGACGTTGTCGTATACAGAAGCCGAGATGTCCCCGTCAAGAGCGAGGAACAGCTGCTTCTGAAGATCGCTGAAGGGCGGTGCCGCCGTGGGAGTGCTCATGAGTCGCTGATCTCTCCCTCGATGCGGCGTGCGATGCGCTTCGGTCCGTTGGCTCGCGCCCACTGGATCGTCGGCGCTACGTACGGTTGCGCGGGCGTCCTGCTGGTTCCGTTCTCGACGAACTCGGCATAATCGACTCCGCGTGGCCCGACGGTGTAGCCGGTCCCTTCCTTGCGAGCCTCGATGGAGTCTCGGAGCACTCCCGTGTCGACCGGAACGACGCCCTTCATGTGCGTCTCAACGTCCGACGCGAACTCCGCGATGGCCTCCTCAGTCACCCCGGCCAACCGGTCGGACAGACGACGGAGACGATCCTGTGCACCCCGGATGCCTCGTGCGTTAATTCCCACGACGACCTCCTGAGTTGCGCCTTTCCAGAGCGAGCAGGCCGAGCAGCGACCACGCCTGCGACTCATCCCACTTCCCGGCACGGGCTGCAGCTTCCGCCCGCTCACGCGCCTCGGTGGGGCCGATCGGCTTCGCCTCCTGAGAGGGCCTCTCGATGTCCGCCATGATCAACTCCCCTGCTCGCTCTGGATGAGCTCCACGTCTGCCCGAAGATAGACCCCGGACGTGGAGGGCTTGACGACGTTCATCACACGGAAACGATCCGAGCTCTGGCGAAACTCATCGCCGCGCTGGATGTCGTCGTCATGGTTCTGGTACACCTTGTGAGTGAGAGATGCACCGGCCTGCTCTGCCTCGAACTGCTCCCTGGCGGACGCTTGGTCAATCTTGACTCTGCGTGCGCTCTCGAGCAGGGCATAGGAGTAAGTCACTCCGCCTTGCCCGTCCGACACTTCAGTCCGTCGATAGACATCGGCGGTCTGCTTGAGCAGGTGTGACACCAAGCTCATCCGAGATCACCCCTCGGAATCCACGGGAAGATCCCGTCGATATCGCCATTCTCCACGAGGATCTTTTCACTCGGGGTGAGCGGGTCGATCGTGCGGGTTCGCTTCCAGCCGAGCTTGGTTATCCAGCGCTGCGCGATCGGAGCGAGCATCGCGGAATCCTCCGAGCTGCCGCCCGACCCCGAACCGCCGGAGCCATTGGTGTAACTGTAGTCGCCGAGCGTCTCGCTCTGCTTCTCGAGCCCGGTACCGAAGTCGTCGGTGCCCTGCTCCTTCTGCCACTTGGCCTGCCAGCTGACGGCCTGCTTCAGGATCCGCAACGTGCGGGGCTGAAGGTCGTCAACGAGTCCGTAGTGGAGGTCTGTGAACAAGTCGATGATGCTCTGGGCCGTGTTCAGATCACTCTGGAACAGCGTGACCCCGGTGATGGTGGACGCCTCAGCCGGGGTGGCCCAGGTGTCCGTGCACTCCTCCGGCGTTGACACGTCCGCCTCCCATGCGGTCGTAGTGATGGCTCGCTGGCCATGTAACGTGAGAACGGCCCGATCCCCGGCGAGGGGACCGGGCCGTCGCTCGCAGGCCGCCTACGGGGCGTGTACGGCCTTACGGAGATCAGCTCAGCGCGGAGCCGTCGTCGATCAGGACCGCGAACGCCTTCTCGTGGCCGATCGCGAAGCCCTTGCGGACGCGGATCTTGACGTTGGCCTCGTCGGTCGTGGAGATCGCGGCCGGGATCGGCTGGGTCTCGACGGTCGAGCGGTCGCCGACGATCAGGAAGTCCCGGTTGCAGAAGACCATGATCGGGGCACCGGCCGGAGTGGCGGAGGCCGTGGCGGACAGGCGGCAGCCGTTCGACCAGCGGACGGGGATGTCGAAGACGGTGTCCGGCGTACCGGCGTCACCGCCCTGACCCCGCACGAAGATCGGCTGGCCCTGGTCGTCCTTGATCTGACGGAGCTGCTTGCGGAAGGTCGGGTGCGCGATGACGACCGACATCGACTCGTCGAAGTAGTCGCCGTCCTCGTACCGACCGAGCGCCTCGGACAGCTCGTCGTAGGTGACCTCGCCCGTGGTGACCGTGCCGACGATGTTGTCGTTGGCGGTGTAGCCGGTCGTCGCGTTGGTCTGCGTCAGCGCGTAGTACACCGACGTGTACGGGACGGTCGGCGCGTTCTCCGCAGCGGAGGTCGCGAGCGTCGCGTTGTCGAAGTACTTGGCGTAGGAGGTGGCCCAGTCGCGCTCCTTGGTGGCGATGATGTCCGCCGCAGAGTCGTTCAGGTCCTCTTCCGCCACGGTCAGGAGACCGGTGTGCTTCCGCGCGGTGAGCAGGACGTCGTCGTTCTCGTCGTTGCTGGAGGTGTACTGACCCGACTTGCCGAGGGTCTTGACCTCCATGCCCGAGGAGCGCGGCTCCTTCTTGGTCGCGGTCGCCATCGGGGTGTGACGCCCGAAGAACTCCACGGCCGAGACCTGCGCGACCCGCTGGATGACGGCGGAGTCGGTCTCCTCCGGGATCCAGTCGTCGAAGTTGTCCGCCGCACCACCGGCTGCGAACAGGATGGGCGCACCGCTCGCGCGGTAGCCGACGACGTCGCCGGGCTCGAACTCGGTCCACACATCGCGGGCTGCGAGCTCGGCCGCATACTTGGCCTTGCGCGCAGCCCATGCGTCCATGGAGAATTCCATGAAGGGCTCCTTCCAGGAGATGAGATGATCAATGCAAACAGCCCCAGGTGGGGATCGTTGCCCCACCCAGGGCTGCTGCACTCGGCACAAGGCCGGTGTGCTCGGGGTAATGATACCCCATGCACCGTGTTCTGGCTTACAGGCCTCGCAGCCTGTTCGCCACCTTCTGCGCGGCCGTGAGCTTCTCCTCACCGGCACCCTCGTCGCCGCCACCGGATCCACCGGCCTTGCGAGCCGCTCCCTTGCCGGAGCCGCCGCCCTCTCCGCCGGTTCCACCGGACGCGACCTTGCGCTTGCGCGCGGTGGTGGCCCGCTTCGGCCCGAACATCTCGGGCATGTCCTTCTTGAGGGCGTCCACCTGGTCGGTGACGTCGATGGTGCCGTCCTCGTCGTCGATGTCGACCTCACCGACGTCGATCATCCGGACGAGACGGTCCACCAGAGCCGGACGCGCACCGGCCGCCATGAGCTCGGCACGAGCGGCCATGCGGATGACGGTCGGCTTGAACGCCTCGCGCCCCTCGTCCTTGGCCTTCTCGATGAGCTCGTTGATGCGGCGCGTCGCGGCCTCGGAGTCGACCTCCTTGCCGGCAGTCTTCTTGAGCTCGTCGAACTGCTCCTGCAGCGTGGCGAAGTCCGAGGCCAGCTTGGTCTTCTCGGCCTCTGCAGCAGCGAGCCGGGTGCCCCGGTTCTTGGAGTTCTTCAGCTTCTTGAGGTAGGCGGCACGCAGACGCTTGACTTCGGCGGCGAGCTCCTCGGGCGACTTGCCCTTGTCCTCGTCGTCATCGTCCTCTTCGTCGTCGTCCTCCTCGCCCTTGTCCTTGTCGTCCTCCTCGTCCTCTTCACCCTCGTCGTCGTCCTCGTCGCCACCATCGGCGTAGAACACGGGCGAGAAGGGATCCGTGGCGTAGGGGTGAGCCCACCCAGGCTCGTATCCGTCCACACCGGCAGCGGTCAGGAGGTCCGTTCCCACGGACTTCGCGGCCTGCATGCCAGGACGGAGAAGGTGCTTCATCATCTGTCGATACCTCACGGGTTGCTTGTCGGAACACTCCGGCCTCGACCGAACTCGCCATTCTTCAAATCGCGACGAGCACGTTCGAGCACGGTCTTGGGGAGCTTGGGATTGCCCGAGAGCAATTCCTTCAACGCTCGGATCCTCGCCGCGTTGGATTCGGATGGTAGTGAGAATCCCCTTGCGATGGACCTTTGCGCCTCTCGGCTGACCGCTTCTGGCAAGCTTACCTCGCCTTCACGAGCCCACGCGGGATCCCACGGCACAGGGCGGCATCGGCAATGTGGATGGAGGGGCGGACGAACTCCAGGAGCCTTGGAGTCCTTTTGCTTGGGGTCCCAGGACAGCCCGCCCGGAAAGTCCTCGCCCACCTTCGTGACTCGGCCTGCATATGCGAGGCAATTCACGCAGGCATCGCGCTCGGACACCCACACCTCGAATTTAGCCTTGTTGGCAGTCGAGGTTGCCTGCATCGTCTTTGTGACGTTCTGGTTCACCGACGAGGTGATGGTGGACTTGACGCGCCCGAGTGCATTGCGAGCTCGCCTGAGCCCGCCCAACAGGCCACGCAGCCCGATCCTCTCGATGACCGGCTTGCGCAGGAGCGCCTTGGACTCCTTGAGCCCGTCAGCCACGGCTGCCTTCACCGCCGCACGCTCTTCGGACAGGGACACCCGAGGCGTCGCTACCTTGGCAGCTGCCGACTTCCCGGACGCACCCTCAACGAAGGCCGCTCCCTGTGCTTGCGCGGTCGTTACAGCGTCGCCTACGGCTTCTGAGAGGGCCTTGACGGTCGACGCTTCGAGTCCGCTGAGCGCCTTGTTCGAGGCACCCAGTGCATCTCGGATCATCTTGTCAAGGGCCGGTCCGGCTCCATCGGCCGACATGGAGCCGAACTCCTTGACCCAGTCGGTCGTGGCCGAGCGCACGGCACCGTCGATCTCGGCATACCGCTTCTCGGTCGCAGCCTTGATGGCCTTGTCCTCGATACTCGCGATCGCGTCGATCTGCTTCTGCTGCACGAGCTCCAGCAGCTTGTCTACATCAATGCGCTCGGCCATGTCGTCCTCCTAGCTGGCCGGGTCGAGGCCGAAGTGTGCGGCCATGCGACCCAGGATGTCGTCCTTGAGCTTGAGGCCGGTCAGGTCGACCTCCTCCTTGTCGGCCAGCTCCTGGAGCCTGCTGACCGTCAGGGCCTTGAGGTCGGCCATGGTCGGCTCTCCGCCCGGAGCAACCTCGGTGATCGGGGTGCGCCCGTCGTCCTCGAACTCCTCGTACGCTGCGAGCGCGAGAGCGTCGTTGAACTCGATCTCCTCCACGATCGGCAGGACGTAGTGGTCGCCGGTCGCGAAGACCAGATCGCTGTTGCGCAGCGCGTCCTTCTCCTCGCGGGTGAACTGGTTCTTGTGCGCGATGACGGCGACGTTGCCGCGCTCGTGCATCAAGCTCTCGGCGTTCATGGTCTTCAGCCTTCCTCGTCGGTGGTGTCTTCACGCAGGCCCGCGATGTCCGCGAACAGGTCTGCGATCAGCTCGTTGGCCTGGGACAGGTCGATCCCCAGGGCCGCAGCGGTGCCGATCTTCTGCACGGCGTCACCCATCGTGTTGAGCAGGGTCACACGGCGCAGCAGCTCGGTGTCGTTGGGCTTGCCCGTCAGCCACTGGCGGACGGTCTCCTCGTCGTAGCCCGCTTCCGCGAACGCGATCGCAGGAGGGATGCCCAGGTCGATCTTCTTCTGGACGAGCTCCAGCTTCTCCGTCTCCGGGACGTACTCGATCGGCTTCCACTTGATCGAGATGGACAAGTCGTCCGGAGCGTCGAACGCGATGTCCACAGCCATCATGAGCATCTCGTCGAACTGGGAGTCAAGGAGCTTCTGCTGCCACTCCGCCTTGGTGTTCAGGCGTGCGTCGCGCTGCCGGACAGCCTCACCAGAGGGAGTGCCGCCTCCAACGTTGTCCGCCTTGAAGTAGTACACAGGCGTGTTCGTGGCGGCAGCCATGAGCTCAACTGCCTTGTCCAACGGCTTCAGGTACTGCTCGACGTCTGCGCTGGCGAACTGGCCCACCGAGTCGAAGCCGGACATGTCCCAGATGCGCCCCGGTCCAGAGACCAGCTTGCTGACGACGTTCTCCTCCTTGTCGGGGATGGTCTCGTCCGAGCCCGACCAGTCGATGTCGTCGCCGCCGTTGGTGCTGCGCGTCTTGGCCAGAGCGTACCGCTGCGGGAACGCGTTGAAGTCAGAGCCCGACACCTCGTTCACGAGGAACTTGGTGATCTGGTTCTGCGGGCCGTAGGCGTTCTTGTGCAGCGGGCAGCCGTAAGGCAGGTCGTTGCGCAGGTGGATGAACGGGATGCCGCCTGCCAGGTTGTCAACGTCCTCGACATACTCGAAGTCGTCGATCCCGCACTTGTTGATCGGCGTCTCGTACAGCTCGATCGTGCCGTCTTCGAGGTACAGCCACGCGCGCTCCTGCTTGCCCTTGCCGGTCTTGAGCCGCTTGACCGCGTGCGTCTTGCGCGACGGGTTCATGTCGTCGTAGAACACGCGCACCTTGAGCGGGCTCTGGTAGCATGCCACGATCCCCGTGAGATCCTGCTGATCCCCGTACTCGTCCTCGTCGCCGGTTGCGGTCTCGTCGATCGCGCCTTCAGCGTCGTCGTACTCGGGCCACATGAAGATGTAGGCATCGCCGAACTTCTCGGCAGCGAGGATCGCGGTCTTGTGGACGAACTGGAACTGGTTCGCCTTCCAGACCTCGTCCTGCAGGAAGCCGGTGATCTCCTCGTCGGACGACTGGATGTCGACGATCTCCAGCTTCTCAACAACGGCGTCAACCGGGACCGCGCTGAGCACGGCCTTGTAGTTGACTTCCTTGCGAATCAGCAGGCGCTGCATCACCAGCGACTGAAAGGGCTCGGCGAACGTGCCCTTGTAGAACTTGTCGGCCTCGACATATCCGGGGATTGCGCGGTCGAGCTCCTTCAGCGAATCCCGGAGCAGCTGCTTGTGGGCCATTATGGATAACACCTCCTCAACAAATGTGCACAAGGCATCCCATAAGGAGGAGATGCCCCATCAGGGCTGGCTTGCCCCACTCAGGGCCGTGTTGCTACGGGCGAATGATACCCCTCAGGCATAAGCTCCGCTGGAAACCTTGCGACGCTGCGTCTTGGGAGCGCCCAGGAGCTTCAGGACTCCATTGCCCACGGCATCGACGATGTCGTCGTGCTTCAGCTTGGGGAAGCCCACCATGTTCTCCTCAGCCTGCTGAAGGCGAGCCGTGTGCATAACACGCGTCGGGATCCTCTGGTACATGGCGTGCACCTTACCGGCCCGAACCTCCTTGGGCTCCGAGTTGCTGAACAGGACCACCTTGACAGGCATGTCGTGCATCACGTCTCGCCAGAGCTCGCCGCCCTGGTTCGCCTCGACCAGGATCACCTTGATCTCCGGGTACATCTCGATGATCTTCAGGATGCGTGCTCGCAGCGCCTTGCCCAGCAGCTTGACGCCAACCGCGTACTTGACTTCGCAGCGCCGCTTCGGATCTCCAGGCTGGTGAGCCGTGGCCCCAACAACGGCCAGCCCCGTGAAGTCGCTCTTCTTGTTGTCGGTCACTGCACCGTCCACAGACAGGATCGTGATCGCACAAGGCAACGAGCCATACGTGAAGTCGTCCCGCGTCCAGTACTGCCCGTCAATCGCGAGCGGGTTGTTCTCGTAGTTCTTGGCGAACGACCGAGTGTGGCGAACCGAGTTGAGCCAGTCCATCGGCCACTTCTCCGGCCACATCGACTGCTCGTTTCCATCGTCGTCCGTGACGATGGGCTTGTAGTGGTGGACCCTGAATCGCTCGGTCTTGATCCATTCCTCGGTCTCCTCGCCCGGCAGCTTCGACTTGATCAACTGGTGCGTGATCGAGCCGGGCATGGTGACCGTGCCAGCAAGGATGACCCTCGCCCGAATGTTGAGCGGCAGGATGGCATCCGTCAGAGTACCCAGACGCTGGTTCATCTGGTAGTCCGAGTAGCTGGCCTCGTCGGGCTCCAGGTCGTCGAGGATGATGAGGTCGGGGCGCTGGTCCTCCACCTTCATACCGAGGACGGAGACGTCCGCTCCACCAGCCGCGAACACGAACCCCGACTGCGCCTGGTACAGGTCTTGCGTGTCGGACACGTTGACGTTACCACGCCTCTTGAGCGGCTGGCACAGGTCCGGGAAGTCGACCTGAATCCTCGCGTTGGTCTCAAGCTCTCGCTTGAAGCTGGACAGGTGCTTCTTGGCCTGGGGCCCAGAGTCGGCGAACGCTGCGATGAACTTGGCATGGCCGTGTGCAGCCGCCCACATAGGCAGGAGCTTGAACAGCCATGTCGACTTGCCCGCATCTCGGGGTGCGATGAATGCGTCGCGCGCTTCAGCCGGTCCGAATTGGCTGGCAGGCTTCTCGCTCCATTCGCGCGCCTTCTCGCACAGGTCCCAGTGGAATTCAGAAAGCGATACGACGCCGACTTCAGACTCGGCACCCTCGGCCAAATCCTCCATCGGTGCCGGCATCTTGAGCGAGTGGCCCATATAGGTCAGCGCGAATAGCAGAGGCTCGTTCTCTGTCAAGAACACACGACCAGCGCGCTCCTTGAGCGCCATTGCGAGAAGCTCCAGGTCGCCGTCTGTGTACACATCGGCAACGTCCTGGATGTACTCGTCAATCTGTGTCGTCATCGTCCATCCCCAAGCCGAGTTCGTTGCGCGCCACCTCAGCGCGCAATACAGTGTGCGTGTAGTCCAGGAGCCCCATCACCCTGTGGTACGGCAGTCCGCCTCCCATGGGCAGCACCATCATGACCGAACCGGCTGTGTCGCCGTCGTCGTCGATGCTCTGCACTCCACACAACGTGACGTACTCCGTCAGGACGCCTCTTGCACCACGGAGCCGGAGCACGGCCTCGATGGCATGCTCCAGATCCGCGTATGCCTTCTTCTGGTCAGGCGTCAGGGGTGGCACTGAAAGCGTCCATCTTGCGGAGCGGAACGCCTGCCAGGTTGAGCATCTGGTCGATGCGTTCCGGCGACGACACCTCCGTCTTCAGCGCCTCGCGGATCTGCTGCGCCTGGTACAGCCCGGCCTGTCGCGCGGTGAACGCCTGCCTTGCGGCCTCGAGACCGGCCGACGGGACCCTCGGCTCGACGTGGGGCTCGGCGTCCTCCACCTTGACAGCAGGCGGCGTCCATCCCAGGGACACGAGCCATGCTGCCGTCTTCTCGCCGACCTCCAGCTCGACCTGCGTCGCCACAGTCATGCTCAGCTCAGCCATCGTTGTTCTCCTTCTCGTCCTTGACCTTGTCCAGTCCGCACTGCGCGTGGCGACGGCCGTAGCCAATCGTCGTACCCTCGGCCAGCACCAGAGCGGCAGGCTTGCTGCATGTCGGGCATGCCACCCTCCGCGCGATCAGGATCTCGTCACCCTCGGGGAGCCTGAAGGCCAACGCACCTTCGATGCGCTCCCACTCCTGCACATCCCGATCGATCGTGTCCTGCGACATGCCCAACATGTTGATCTCCTCTTGCGTTCGGCACACCGGACAGGCGCACCGTCTGTTACGCTCGCAGTGGTGCGAGTCCATCCAGCAGGTCGAGCAGGTCACCCGGCTCAAACGCGCTTGCGCTCCCTGCCCTTCCTCGCGGGCCACTTCAGGGTGTACGACGCCTTGCTCGCCTCGATCGCTGCGCCCTGCGTCTCCGCCTGCTTGCGGGTCGGGTACACCGTCCCGCTCGGCCCCCAGCG